CGATCGAGCTGTGGGAGAAGCTCACCCAGAAGTTCAGCGATCTCGGCGGCACGGCGAATCTCTCGGCGCTGCTGCAGCTCCGGCAGATGCCCTCGGCCGACACGATCCAGAAGTACTACGAAGCGCTCACCCCCGAGATCCGCTCCGAGGCGCGCATGGTCGAGGCCTTCCTGCGCGATCTCTCCGAGATGGTCAAGGTCAACTACTTCCAGTTCCTCTCCACCGCCAAGCGTGTGCAGATGCTCGGCGGGGGCGGGGTGACGCTCAACGACTTCGACTTCGATCCCGGGCAGCTCGTCCCGGCGCTCCGGCCCAACGACCAAGGCTACACGCCCGAGCTGGACGCCGACAATACGACCCGCGATCAGCGCGCGCGCTACTTCCACAAGCAGTTCCTGTTCGTCGTCGCGCCCAACTCGGTCCTCGCCATCGACGCGACCGAGCGCAAGATGATGCGCGTGCAGCTCGCGCGCGAGGGGTACTACGACTTCTGGTCCCTGCACGAGACGCTCGAGACCCCGAATGTCGGGGCGCCGCCCGCCATCCCGCTCCCCCCGCTGGAGCCACCGCCGCCGACCGTGCTCGCCGGGCTGCTGGGGCAGCTGACGATGCCGGGCGTGGCGCAAGGGATGCTCGGGGGGATGGCGCCTCCGCAGTTCAGCGATCCGACCACCGGCCGCACCTTCACGCTCGACACCGCCAGCGGACAGCTTCTCGAGATCCGCCTCCCAACCACCGTCACCGAACGGCTGCAGGCGCAGGCGCTGCTCGGCATCGGCCAGACGGTCTCCCCAGCCGGCCGGAAAGCCTCCGGTCAGGCGCCCCCGAAGCAGGAAACCAAGAACGATCGGCCCGGCGGACGCACCACGATCACCGAGTCCGACAAGTAGGGGGGGCTTGATCTTCGCTCGATCATCGCGGACGCTCTAGGACATGCCGGACTGGATGTCGCCCGCGTACTGGTCGCGCCCCGGCCGATCCGTCAAGAAGCAAAAGGACGTCGACCTGTCCCGGCCCAAGCCGAATGTCGGTGAGGCCTTCCGGAAAGCAGGCCAGGGGTTCTCGAAGCTGCGCGAGCTGACGAACAAGTCGCGCTCACCGAGCAAGCGATGAAGAAAAGCTCACCCGCTATGCCGATGATGGACCGCGAGTACCAGGCCGAGGACGATCACCGCACGCTCACGCGCGCGCAGGAGATCGCCGAGGATGGCAAGCGGATGTCCGGCGTGCGGCGCCATCACCGGAAGATGACCCGCTCGCTCGCCAAAGTCGGGACGATGATGAAGGGGAGCCGCTGATGCCCCTCACCGAATCGGGCACGAAGGTGAAAGCCTCCATGACCAAGCAGTACGGCGCGAAGAAGGGCAAGTCGGTCTTCTACGCCTCCATCAACAAGGGCAAGGCCGGATCGTCGAAGTGGCACCGGAAAGACCGGAAGTCCGCGCCGATCCAGCGCGAGCTGCGGAGTCGCCGCTGATGGCACTCCCTCCCTCGATCGGATCGTCGCCGCTCGACGCCCCACCCCCGTCGCCGACCCCGATGGGCGGCGCCCCGGAGGGTGGCGGCTTTTCGATGCAGGGCCTCGTCCCGCAGGTGCCGACCGATCAGATGCCGCCCGAAGTCCTGACCGGCCTGATGCAGGCGGCCCAGACGATGAACGCGACCCTCGACAGCTTCGCGCAGGTGACGCCCGACAAGGGGGCGATCCTCGCGCTGATCAAAGACATGCTCCAGCGCTACCTCGCCGAGGTGATGTCGGCGGGGGCTGGACCCGTCTCTCCCACCGCTCCGGGGCCGGCGTTCCCTGGCGGGGGGATCGATCGTGGAATCGCCGGACCCGGCAGCGTCTAGGCTGCCAACCCGAGAGGGGTAGCGTGCGCCCGGCCTGTCAATCCTGACAGAGGGTGCTCGTGAGCCGGCCTCGGAAGGAGACGACATGGGCGCATTCGAGAGTGGCCAGGAGTTTCTCGTCGGCGTGATTGCCAAGCTCCCCGCGGAGCTGCAGACACAGGCGAAGGAGCTGTTCGGGAAGCCGGAGGCGAAAGACGCAGTCATCATCGTCGGCGATGGCGCGCTCGCCCGCCCGGATTACTCGAAGGCCATGAACGACCTGAAGACGAAAGAGACCGAACTGACGCAGCGGCTGGAGAACCTGAACGGCTGGTTTGCGGACAACAAGGCGGCCCTGGATGAGTACCTCGTGATCAAGCCGGAGTACGACACGCTGAAGGCGGCACCCCCGCCACCGCCCAAGCCCGGCGATCCGCCGCCGGCGCCCGTCGATCCGCGCAAGGTCGCCGAGGAAGTGCTCGCACAGCAGGGGCCGGATTACCTCGCTGTGGCGGCCTGGTTCACGGACAAGGCGCAGGAGCACAAGGATCTGTTCGGGGAGCGGCTCAACACGAGCGAGATCCTGGCCAACCCGAAGCTCGGCAAACCGATTGCCGGGCAGCCCGGGCGGGTCTTCAGCCTGCAGGACGCCTACACCGAGAAGTTCGGCGAGCGCGTCGCGACGAAGCAGAAGGAAATCGAGGAAAAGAAATTCAACGACGAGGTCGAGAAGCGACTCGCGGTGGAACGGGGCAAGCTGGCAGGCCAGCCCTTCCCGCTCCGTGGCGATGCGTCCCCCTCGGTCCTCGACGTTTTGGCCACCAAGGACGGTCCCGCCGCCCACACGGTCGACACCGCGCTCGCGGAGTACGACCGGTTGCAGGCGGCGCGCAGCTCGTCCACCTAGCCCTGAGCGCACGAGGAGTCCGCTATGGCGATTCAGCTCGACGACGTCAACACGGTCACGACCAAGGAGATCATGCCTGGCGTGGTCGACGGGTACTTCCGCGCCGGTCCCTTCATCGCGATGGCGAAGGCGCGGTTCACCCGAAAGTGGATCGGCCCCCAGATTCAAGAGAACTTCATGTACAAGCCGATGAAGGGCGGCGCGTACAAGAAGGGCACGGCGTTCAACGTGCTCCGGCACCAGACGCGCACCGGTCTGCTCTTCACCCCGCGGTACTACCAGGTCAACGTGACCGAGTTCCTGGAGGATCTCGAGGTCGAGATGGTGGGTCCGCGCGCGGCCTTCAGCGTGATCCGCACCGACATGCAGCAGGCGGCCCTGACCATGTCGGCGATCCTGGAGATCGCGGCGTTCCACCACGGGCAGAATCTCGCGGGCGACGACCGCTCAGCCGAGATCAACGGGCTCGAGGAGGCCTACAACGACGGCGTCAACGCGAGCTGGGCGGGCAACCTCTTCCCGTCCTACGGCGGCCAGACGCGCGCCGACGTCAGCCCTGCGCTCACCCCGCCGACCGGGCTGATCGCGGCAAGCAACGCCAACATCATGTACCGCGTCCTGCGGCACAGCTACTTCTCGTGCATCCTGGGCAACGAAGCCCCCACCGTCGGCATCACGACCAACCGGATGATGGGGTTCATCAGCGAGAACTTCCTCCCGCACCAGATCGTCGACACCACGCAGCCCGAGATCGCGTGGCCGGGGCTGAAGTTCGACAAGGCGACGATCGTCATGTCGCAGTACGCCCCAGGCCAGGACGGGGTGAACGACGCCGATCTCGGCAATTACAACGCCGCGGGCGAAACCTTCGCGTGGCTGAACTTCGGCCCGCAGGGTGACGACGCGTACATCCGGCTCTACATCGCGCAAAGCTCGAAGTTCGCGTTCGGGTTCACCGGCTTCAAGGGCGCGCGCGAAGACAACCAGGTCAGCGGACAGATCCTGTTCGCCGGCAATCTGACCGCCCGGGCGCTGCGCCTCTCGCGCATCCTGCACGGGTTCACCGCGTAATCGAGGAGATCAGACCATGCCATCACGTTGGGAAATGCCGCCGGTCTATCTCCAGTCCGGCGACCCGGAAACCGAGAGCACGCCGACCCTGCACGCCCCAGGCCTCCTGGGCGCGCGCTTCACCGTCGTCATGCCACAGCGGCAGGCGCCAGGCGTGGAGAGCGCCTCGGCCGGCCGCAGCAAGCGGTACCAGCTCGTGAAGACCGCCTCGGACATGACGCAGTCGCCCTTCACGAGTGCGACCGCGCACTGGGCCGATCGTGCCGGCTATGTCGTCACGACCGATCCGACTGCGAACAACCGCAGCGACATCGCGGGGATCTTCTGCCGCGCATGGGAGACAGCTGGCGACTACATGTGCGTCCAGGTCACCGGACCGCGCATCGTCAAACTGCTCGACGCGACCACGGGTGCCGTGGCAGCGGGCGCCTCGGTCATCCCGTCAGCGACAGCGGGCAAGGCGGACGTCATCGCGATCGGCACCGCGCCGACCTACGTGCCGTACGGCCGGATCTCCTCGCCGCTCACGTTCAACGAGGCGGCACGCGAAGTGCTCGTCGACTTGGACGTGCCGGAAACCACGTAGGGAGGGCGGCATGACCATTGACCGCTCGATCGGTAACTATCACGACAGCTCAAACGCCCGGATCCGGAAGATCGGCCGGGCGGTTGGGCCAGCGTCCTACACGACCGGGGGGGATCCGCTCACCCCCTCGGAACTTGGCCTCGGGAAGGTGGAATATCTCAGCATCGAGCCGTTCACCAACGGGACGGTGATCATCTTCGCTGGCTACGAGGTGGCGGCGCAGACGCTGAAGTTCTACGACTTGGCCGGGGCGGAGATCGCCAACGGGACGGATCTCTCCACCTACGCCGCGCGCTTCGAGGCAATCGGCTACTAGGCCGATGCGATGGCCGAGACCTTTGGTGACGTCTGGCGGCGGGTTCGACTCCACGTGCCCGCCGCCCCGACGTTCCTGGTGCGTGAGTGGGTCAACGCGGCGTGGAAGCCCTTGGGCCGCATGCGCCACTGGAGCTTCCTCACCGCAGACCTGCGCCTGACGATCGCGGTCGAGCGCGCGCTCGCCGCCGTGACCGTGACCAACGGCTCCACCTCAGTCACGTCCGCTGGGCTCTTCCTCGCCGCCGACGCCGGGCGGCAGTTCCGTGTCTCGAGCTTCCCGATCTACACGGTGCAGACGTTCACCGACGCCAACACGATCGTGCTCGACAGCGCGTACGGCGAGGACAGCGACAGCGTGGCGGCGACGATCTTCGATGGCTACGCGGTGCTGCCGGCCGACTTCGAGAGCTTCCGGATCATCGCCGACCCCTACAACCAACGTCGGCTGGCCTACTGGATCACCGCCGATCAGATCAACATCCTCGACCCGACGCGCCAGGCCTCCGACTCCGGGCCGCGCCTGCTCTCGCCGGTGTCGCCCTCGTCCTACACCCCGACGATCGGGCGCCCGCGCTACGAGTACTGGCCGCGCCCGACTGCCGCCCGGAGCTATCCGGCGCGCTACAACAAGATGGCGGCACGGCTCGACGACACGGTGACCTTCTCGGGGGTGATGGCGGAAGCGGCCGACGTGCTGGTCGCCGGCGCGCTGTCACAGGCGGCGCAGTGGCCCGGTACGCCGGATCTGCCGAACCCGTACTTCAACCTCGCCCTCGCGCGCGAGAAGAAGGGGGAGTTCCTCGCCGGCGTGCAGCAGCTCTCGCTCCGGGACGACGATCAATCCCCGGACGACATGGCCACGGTGCACTGGGAGCGCTGGCCGCTCGCCGATCTCGCGTACAATGACCAGGCACTCCGTGCGACCGATGCGACGGTCGCCGATCTCTACTGAAGGAGCGATCTCATGGGCGACCTGAAGACTCCGTTTGGCAACGCCGCATATCCGAACACGACCGATCTCGGGGGCGAGCTGCCGACCAGCCGTGGCACCGACCCGAACATCGACACCGGCGCCGGTGGGGCTGGTGGGCTGAAAGACAACTGGCCTGGCGCGGTGGTCCCTGTCCCAGGCGGCGAGGAGACGGCCAACTCCGTCTCAGGCCTGCCGCTGCAGCCCAACCGCTTCCAGCCGAGCGAGACGCCCCCGGAGCCGCCGACGCTCCAGGATCGGAACCCGGGCACGATCGACAAGCGGTAGGAGGGTACGATGGCGGTTCGGCATTTCCAGCTCGCACTCGCCGCTGCGGCTCAGCGGCTGTCTGATGTCTACGGCGGCGTCGCCGGAGCCAATCCCGACGCTGCTGAGGATCTGCCCTACCGCCAGATCCTCTTCTCGGCGGCCGGTGCTGATGCGTTCGTCGGAGACGATGCCGATGTCGCCAGCACGGACTACGGAGCGATCGTCGATTCGACCGCCCTGACACCGGTGGTCGTTGGTCCCTTCGAGACTGGCCCGGTGAAGCTCTCGCAGTTCTGGGCGGCCGGCGCCGGATCGACACTGCACATTCTCGCGATCCCGTTCTGAGGAGGATCTGACTCATGGCCGGTTACGCACTCGACTTCCACCGCACCGCTTCGACGGTCGCCTCGCTGGGTTCGGTCTCAGCCGACGCGACCCGCCCGCGCCGAGGCGAGATCTACGATCTCGTCGTCGGCTCGGAAGCCGCAGCGGCCGACAACCCGTTCCTCTACGTGCTGCAGCGCTGCACCGCCGCGGGCACCTCCACCGCCGTCGTCCCGCAGCCCCTCGATCCGGCCGACGCCGCGACCGAGATGGACGCGGGCGAGAACCACACCGTCGAGCCGACCTACACCGCGGCGGCGATCCTGCTCGAGATCGCGCTCAACCAGCGCGCGACCTTCCGCTGGATCGCGACCGAGGGCGGACGGCTGATCTTCCCGGCGACCGCGAGCAACGGGATCGGCATCGCGACGCCGACCGCCTCGGCGGTGGTGATCACGGCGCAGGCACACGTCAACGAGCGGTAAGGGATCGCGTCGATGCGATCCCCCACCGGCTACGCGACGATCGTGGAGCCCGATCGGCCGACGGTCGAGCGCGACACGATCACGTGCGGTCACTGCCAGCGCGCGATCTTCGTCAAGCCACACACGGCCGCCACCGTCTATCTGATCCTCGATCGCCGAACCCTGAGCTGGCGGGAGGAAGCCGGCGCCTTCTGTCGGGTGTGCATGCGCCCGGTCTGCCTCTCCTGCCATGCGCACGGCCGCTGTACGCC